GGTGCTGGCGGTGCCACTGGTGGTCAATCTGCTATTTACGGCGGTGGTGCTGGCGGTGGGCTGAACGCATCTGGTTCTGAAGGCGCAAGACGCTCTGGGCCAGACAGCGGTTTCGGCGGCGGTGCTGGTGGTGAAGGCGGGTCTAACGGCGGCGGCGGTGGCGGTGGTCGTATACTTCCTGGATCGGGCGGCACTGGACGCAACGGCCCAGACGGTGGCTCTGGTGGATCAGCGGGTGGTTCCTCTGGAAGCTATGCTGGCGGCGGTGGCGGCTGGGGTGCATCTGGCGGCAACGGTAGTGCCAGCAATGGTGGCTCTGGTGGCGCAGCAATCTCAAGTACGCAATCTTACACGCTATCAAATAGCGGTACAATTTACGGATCAACATAATGGCATATTTTTACGCACAGCAATCTTATGACACACAAGCCCAAGTAGAGGCTGCAATTACTGCCTTTAAAAGCAGACTAGACAATAACCCTACGGATTGGGTGACTGTTAAACTATTGGGTGGCAGTGAAGCCGATGGATGGATTATTCCAACGGAAAAACTGACTGACACAGAAATCAATAACATTAGTGGTGATGGCTTCTACAGTGTCGCAGAAGTTCATGGCGGTAACACTTACACAGGTATAACTAGCTCAGAAGTAACCACAAAGGTTGCAGAAATTCGCACCGCATACGCACAATGGAAAATGGCAAATACAATCACAGAAATATACGCACCAACTAACGAAGACATGTCAGGTTACGTCTAATGTTAGGCTTTAACCCAATAGCTGCAACCCCGTTAGGCGGGACAACCGCAATACAGGGTCTGTCGTTTGCAGTAGACGCAGGCAGCTATGCGGTAAGCTATCAGGGTGCAGGCAAGCTAATTACAGACGTAGCGCCAACTGGCGTATTTACGTTAGATGGTCGCGCGGTTGATCTTACAAAAGCAATGAACGTGGCGGTTGATGCTGGCACGTTTATACTGACTGGTCAGGACGCAGGGTCAACGCGCGGCTACGCTATGGCGGTCGATCAGGGTGCATATACACTCACAGGCCAAGACCAGACATACATCGTGCATGTCAGCATACTGGCAAACGCGGGTACATTCATCGTCACAGGGCAAGAGATTGACGTTGATATCAGCGAAAGTTTTGAGGCTGGATCGTTTGCTCTCACAGGTCAAAATATAAATTTATCTGTTGGTTATAAGATTTCCGCAGACAATGCCGCATTCACTGTAACTGGACAAGAAATAGACGTTGATATTTCTGAAAGTTTTGACGCTGGATCGTTTGTTTTAACTGGTAACGACATCGGCACAGTCATTGCGATGAATGTCGATCTGGCGTCAGGTTCGTATGCACTGACAGGCGCGGATGCAGCATTTTCAGTCGGTACAAGCATAATCGCAGAAAACGGCTCTTATACTGTCACAGGGCGTGACGTCATCACAACCAAAGCCATGAATGTGGCGGTGATTGTTGGTTCATATACTTATGCAGGTAAGGATATCATTGTTCGTGGATGGTTGGAGCCTGTGGTTGGAGCAGAGGTGTGGGCGGAGCAAACAGTATCGGCAGAAACATGGACGGATGCTGCGTAGCGTGGTATTGTGCAGCTAACAAAGGATTGAAACATGGCGATTAGCATTACTAAACCCACAGTCGGCGGCTCAGAGGACACTTGGGGTACGACAATCAACACGGCGCTAGATACAATCGTTGATGCGGTAAATGGTACTTCAGGCACGGTGGCCCCTGATATAAGCACTCTTACGATAAACGGTACAGACGTTACTGCGACAGCGGAAGACTTAAACATCATGGATGGGGTTACGGCAACAACTGCTGAACTTAACTATGTGGTTGGTGTGACTAGCAATGTTCAGACGCAGTTAGATGCAAAGGCAGAACTTTCGGGAGCTAGTTTTACAGGTGCGGTAGATGTTAATGCCGCAATGACCGCGAATAGTTTTGCTCTTGATAATGGCTCAGATGATTGGACGTTTGAGGTTTCAGCAAACAAGCTGATAATTAAATATTCTGGTACTGCAAAAATGGAATTAGATACCTCTGGAAATCTAAAAGTTACAGGTAATGTGACAGCCTACGGAACCATTTAATAAGGAGCGCCCATAAATGGCTCTTATCCCGCTAGATATTCCCGCAGGTTTCTACAGAAACGGGACGGATTTGGAACAGGCAGGGCGTTGGCGCGATGGATCGCTGGTTCGCTGGCGTGATAATAGCTTGCGTCCGATTGGTGGTTGGCGTGAGCGTAAAACATCGTTCTGCACAAACCCCGTGCGGGGTATGCACACATGGGAAACCAATGCTGGCAGTGCTTGGTTGGCTGGTGGATCACATGATGCACTAGTTGTAATGACAGGCGGCGGTACTTTGACAGATATTACGCCGTTAAACTTAGCTACAGGGCGCGAAGATGCCGCAACGAATACAGGTTTCGGGGGCGGCTTCTACGGATTGGGTTACTTTGGTCAGCCTATTCAGGCATCACAAGACAGCGTTCCACAAGCAGCAACTACATGGGCGCTAGACAACTGGGGTGAGTATCTTATCGCATGTCACTCTGATGATGGAAGAATATTTGAATGGGATTTGGCGACAACAAACCCACTTACTATACTTCCAAGCGCCAGCACAGGCGAAACATTAGGCGGCTCATTGTCTTGGACTGACACAACATTTCCCGCCAGCACGGCAACTAGCGCTTACCCAAGTGGCGGTGAGGTAGAAGGTCAGGCGGCGGGAAGCACTACTGCGCTACATCGTTTCTACAGCATGCCTATTAAGAAAGGCATTACGTACAATGGGGAGCATGTCATAAATGGCACAAACACAAGTACAAATTACACTATACTGTACTCTATATCATACGACACGATCAGCAACGTAACTAGGTCAAACACCGTTACATATGGGAATGGGTTTGATGCAGATGATAGCTATGAGTTTGTAGCTGAAGATGACGGAACTTTAATGGTTCAAGTTTCAGCTAATGTTTCGACAAACGAAATATTCCGCTTTTATTATAATATATATTCAGAAGATGAAGCCTTTTTGATTGGCACAGCCCCTAAAAACAATTCTGCAATCGTCGTAACAGAAGAACGCTTTGTTTTTGCTCTTGGCGCGGGCGGAAACCCACGCAAAGTGCAGTGGTGTGACCGTGAGAACAATACGCTATGGACACCTGCGGCAACAAACGAAGCTGGCGACATTGACTTGCAAACATCTGGTCAGATCATGCAGGGCATCCGTACACGCGGTCAGACGCTTATTATAACGGACACAGACGCGCATACAGCACGTTATCTAGGCCCACCATACGTTTATGGCTTTGAGCGCGTAGGAACGTCCTGTGGGGCGATTTCACGCAAGTCTGCATCTGATGTGGACATTGGTGTTTTCTGGATGGGTCAGCGCGGGTTTTTCCGTTTTGATGGCAACAGTGTATCAGAGATACCATGCGATGTTCACGATTATGTATTTGGTGATTTTAACGTAGCGCAACAATCAAAAGTTTGGTCTGTTGCAAACGCTCAGTATGGCGAAGTCTGGTGGTTCTACTGTTCTTCCAATAGCACAGAAATAGATCGCTATGTGGCCTTTGATTACAAAGAAAATCACTGGTTGATTGGTGAGCTATCACGCACCTCTGGTGTGCAGCGTGGCGTGTTCCGCTATCCATTCATGGCAGGCCATGACGCAGATAGCGATATTTACGATCACGAAGTTGGTTATAACTTTGACAGTGCAACGACATTTGCCGAAACATCTCTGGTCGGCAACTTCGTATGCGCGTTGAGGGGCAAAGCGCAACCCAGTGGAAAGTTGGCAATATGCGAATAGACACTATTGCTGGGGGTAGACGCTAGTGCCTACTCCAATCCTACCCCCTCTTGGCCCAGACCTACGCCAGTGGGGGCGACAGTTGTCTGCATACCTTCAGCGTAATTTGACTAAGCTAGGTCAAAAGACTGATGACGATAACCCATCAGAGGATGGCGTTATTCTGTGGGATCGCACGAACAAATATCCTGTGGTTTCTAAAGATGGAGCGTTTGTTCAAATTGTTTTAGAAGATGGTCATGCTTCTTTTTATCGAACTACAGATGTAACAGCGGCAGCGGCAGATACAGCCTACGCGATAACGTATGATGCGCCCACGGGAAATGTCGGCATTGATCGTGATGCTACCGACAACAGCAAGATTGTCTTTAGCGAAGCTGGTGAATACTTGGTTATGTTTTCTTCGCAAATTTCATCAACGTCATCCAGCACAGTGAAGTTTTATTTCTGGCCTAGATTGAATGGCACAGACGCTGCAAATAACACAATCATCTATGCGCTACACCAGAATGATGCCACGCAGGTTGTTTCACGTTCGGCAAAGTTCGATGTAAGCGCAGGCGATGAATTGCAAGTCATGTGGGCGGTGGATAGTACGTCAGGTTACTTGGATGCATCGGCGGCAACAGCGTTTTCCCCAGCAGCACCAGCCACAACCCTACACATTACAAGGATGCACGGATGAACGATCTAACACCAATAGATCATTTAGAGCGGTGTCGGCCTTGGATTGAGGCGGCGTTGGAATATGCCAATGGCACACACGAATATCAAGATATTGTGGATGCGGTGAACACTGGCAACATGCAATTGTGGCCTGCCCC